ACAAGCTAAATGTAAGTCTGTTTCATTAGCAAAACATACAAAGTTATCATGTTTTACATCAATAGGTTTGTTGCAATACGCACAAATCATATGCCCTCAATGACTTCCATCCACATTTGACAACCTTCTTCTACGTTGCAAACGTCCTGCGTTATATTCATAAAATATAACTGGAAATAATCGCCCGGATTTACCCTTATAATGCCGCTCACACAGTTCGACCCACCAGAAGTATTATGAAGCATACTTGGGTTTGCCTGATGTGCTGATGTATCTAAAGCAACCCCACCCCACGTTAAACCGTTTGCCACATAACCTTGACCGTAAGATGACGCTAAATCAAAACTAGCTTGATAAGCTACAGAAGCCGAACTGTAATGAACTATGCGTATTCCGCTCATACCTTGTGCCGGAGTAACAGCTGCATTAGAAATCAAAGCGGTTGCTCCAACACGAACAAAGTGAACGGAGCCGTCAGGAGGAATATGTATTCTGCCAAGAGATGCCTGCCCGGTAAATTGATTAAATCTTGTGTCGTATCCTTTAGTCATATGTGCGCGTACATGCAACGTGTTGTTAGGTAAGTTAACTTGACTACTATTAAGATGAACGTCATATAACCCGGGATTAGCTGATGCTGTATAAATCATAGCCCTGTCTCCCGAAAGACAAGCAGCGTTATTTTGCAAATTAAATGACTCTGAGTTAAAGTAGACCTGAGTGGGGTTGCCCGATATAGGGGTAACGCCGTCAGCACTAATTCCCCAACTCATCGTAAACCTGTTTCCAGTTATTGTATGATTAACAGCGGTGTCTTGTATTAGTAAACAAGAACCTTCCCCACTCCATTGAAAAAAGTTACCAGTAATTACAAGACCCGTAATGCCGTGCGGTGTATTGGGGTCGCCTATTGAAATGGCATGACCGCCCATAAAAAGGTTGTTTGCATTTGGCGTAAGGCTCACAAAGAAGTTATTAGATATAACAAACGATGTATATGTCTTTGCAGCATTTGTGGTAGCAAGCGCAATCATTGTAGAGGCAGAGCTATGAGTACCGTTGCCAGATTCTTGCCTGTTATAAAAGTTGTTGCCATTTATAACGCACTGCTCAAATTTTCCGTTTATACCGCTAATAAAATTTGAAAAATGGCTGTTTGTTACTTGAAGAGATAAAAACGCATTGGTGTTATTGTCACATAGTATTCCGTAATTGTTAGCTACCAAACCGCAATTTGTCATATAAAGACCTTCAGCATCCCCACCATTCCAAGCCATTCCAAGCGCTTGCTGTGTTGACGAAGGTGTAGTAGTACTAGGATCATTCAAGTGGATACCTGCATGGCAGAAAAATATACTGCCGTCTGTAACATGATACTCTGTCGCTTGCCCGTGCGGTTGCCCCCCGGCAGGGTAATTGGGGGAAAACTCTCCTGTTGCCGGGTCAACATATTGAAACCCCGTAGAAGTTATCTCGATGCCTGCCGCAGTTCCCTCTTCCTGCCTTCCTGCTGTAATATACTGACCGTCAATAAGAAATTCTGATATTTTAAAGTGAGGGCAGTCATCTACATCAACGCCTATTCTCCAATACGTTGTATCTGTTGCACCCTGTATATGAACTCGATTAACAAATGCGCTAGGGTCTATTGCACCTGCTGAAAAATGACCGTTGAATTGGATTGCAACATTATTTGTACCGCCAGCCTTTGCAGTTTGTATTGTCATATCTTTAAGGCCAACTTCCTGACCATCAAGCGACGCCCCTTGAATTGCAGGAACTCCTGACATATTAAACTCAAACCCACCGTCTGCGCTGGCACTAAAACGAACAAAAGTAACACCTATACCTGCACCCATAACAATAATAGGAACACCAGCAGGTATGCTTACTCTGCCAGTAACATTACATAAACCCGGAGGAAAATATAATACACCACCTGTTTGTCTGTATGTTGTAGTTTGACCACTTGGATCAGGGTATTGTGTAGCAGTTGGATTTGCAGGATCGTACAACTCCAAAAGAGCATCAGAAATCTGAGTAGCACAATTTGTTGCATGGTACGGCTGACCATTGCCCACTACTGCAACCTTTATCGTTGCCCCTGTTTGCTGTCCAGCAGCAATACCTACTACCCGTCCATATTCATCAATCGAAACATCTGCGTTGTTAAAAACTATAGGAGCGCCTGTAGTGGGGTTCACGATAGCTGCTGGATTTGTGTGTAATTCAACCATATTAAGCTGAATCCTGTTTCCAGCCGCTACCGTAGCAGCCGACGTGCCGTCCAGCTTGCCACCGCCAGATAAAGCGGTAACACCCTCTACAACAAGATCGCCAACAGCTTGTGTTAAGCTACCTTCCTCTATTCTTGTTATTTGCCCATATGTATTAATATAAATTTCTTTTGGGTTTTTAATTACGTTTGTAGTATTTGGTAAATTGGCTTGAGTGTTTAATTGTATTCTGTTCTGGCCGTCTATATGTATGCCGTTAATCCCTGTATAAGTAACGCCTCCACCGCCAGTTCCTGCATCTCCGTCCGATATAGAGATAACTCTTCCATGCTTGTCTATTTGAATGTCGGCATTTTGGTAAACTCTATCTATTGTACCAGACAGAATATTAATTCCATTGGCTGTAATGTCTTCCATTCTGATTGGATCTGTGTTCCCGGTTTGCCCGATCTGGCCTCCCCCTGCCAAACCATCGCCTACGTTAATAATGGCTGTGGTAGGAACTTTAGTTGAATCAACAGTTGTAGCTGTTCCTGTTGTAGTGCCGTCTTTCATAATTACTGTTTTGCCGGTTGGGTCAAACCCCAAAAACTTATTAGCTCGACCAGTAGCATCAACCGTAATATCGGTTTGATCACTGTCAAAATCAGTTTCAACAACACCAATTTTTTGGTTTATTTGACGCTGCAAATCCTGTTGCGTTGCAACAATTTGATCTAACTGCTTGTTTAGCTCCCTTATATTAAAACCGCCAGATGGAGGAAAATCTGTAGTTCTCTCTTTTCTAATGCGTCTAATTATTGTTATTTCAGTATTAGTTACACCAGTTAGAAATGTAACTGTGCCGTCTGTAAAACCGCCGTCTGTTGCTTCTGTACCTGTTATTGTGTAATCAGTATCTTCGCCTTTAATAAGCGATCCATCATAAACGACAATATCGCCTGTTTTAAAAAACGGGAATGGTATAGAAAAAGTTGTTTGAGCAGCAGAACCAACCGTATACTGGGTACGAGTAGCAACTTCTCTAATGTTTAAATCAGCCATGCAAACCTCCGCGATCAGAAGATGATATGATTGTTTTTGTTAAGGTACGCACAATTATTCAGTCCCATCTTCAAGAGAGCTGAATAACCAATCCAAATGCGCTATCCTGTTATAAGGCATTAAATCCCTTGCTTTAGAGGGGTCTATATTGCCTGTCAATACATCGCCAGCAAAACTAGCTGCAGTTGATGCAGACTTAAAGGATGGCCCAAGCATATACTGCATTGAGGAAAATTCCCCATGATTCTCACTGGCCCCCAACATTGCCTGTATGGATAAACTTCCTCCTGTAGCGTTGCTTGCCAGATTATCCGCATCCATAAACCAGCCTGTCCAGCCAGCGCGACCAACAGCCCCAATTAATAATTCGTTCCAATCCTTATCGGGAGAACCAAGTTGTGCGCTTCTTATTTGCTCAACAGCCAACCCTACCCCGGTCATTAAGGCTATTTGCGTCAGCACATTTCTGTCGGCATCCTGTAGTGCTGGCACAAGAACACGCTGATGAGATGACATAGCAAAAGACTTAAACTGTGTAAGCAAAGATATGTACTCGTTGCTCATAAATAATGGGCGCTCACCCAAACCGGGAGTAACAACAACAGTATTTATTTCCTTGCTGAGAGCATTGTCGAAAGCATCCTTGGCGACTAAATTTTCCCAATTACGGCTATTAGCAATAATATTTGCGTCAGTTACATCCCAGTGGTCTTTCATTTTGTAAATAGATTCTGCTTCTGCTTCCCCAATACCAGACTTAGCAAGCCGTTCACGCTGTTTAGCAGTGGCTTTGCCAAGGGCAACAGCCGTTACATCATCTAGTATTTTAGTGCCGACGATAATTCCACTGCTCGTTTTGACAAAATCATTCCATAATGACATACCGTTTATCATAAAGTTAAACGACGCCAAACTGCCAATAGCCGACTCAAATCTATTGTGCAAACCAAAACTATCCCCTACATCAGCTATCTGAGCTGCACGGCTACTTAGCCAGAACTCATAGCTTTCTCCTATAGAACGGTTTTGAGCTAAACCCTTTTTCCACACTTCATTTTTTGTAAGCGCCTCAAATAAACTGCCGAAAGAATTACGCAAACCATTTGCCGTAACAACTCTTGCAATATCAGGAGCTGCAGCCATTGCTCCCGTAAGCATTGTCATAGCTGAAAAGTTTTTCGCAATTCGTATAGCTTTAGATACACCGCTAGACGGGTCTGACGGCATCATATAAGTACCCCGAAGCAAATCACGCATAGCCCGTAAATCTTCTAATGTATCAGCCTTCTGTTTGTTTAGCTGTTTTAACTGCGCTTCTGTTTTTGCCGCTTTAATTTTTTCATCGAAATTTGCGATAACTTTAGCGATTGGGCCAAGATCGCCTGTATGTACATTCGGAAGCTCTAAATCAACGGAACCAAACTTTTTGTACAGTTCAATATCAGGAGCAACGCCTCGCATATATGTAGTCATTATTGTTAATATGTCATTTTCAAGAAAATCTTCAAAATCTACATCGTTGATAAAATCAAGTTCACGTTTATGAAAAGCGCCAGCTACGCCTGTCAGCGACCCATCTGCACTTTGCACAAACGGATTGTAGTCTCGCAGTGATCTGGCAATTTGAACTGCCTTTTCCCTTTTCAGCCCCCCGACCTTCATTATTCGTTCTACAAACTGATCAAAGTTTTTTTCTATTTTATCCTTTCGCCACATACGGGGAATATACCCCTCTGCTGTAGCTCGCAGGGCATCGTTTGTCTGCTTAATTTCTTTCGTTAGTTGTGCAATTCTAGCAGCGGTCTTTTTAGAGGCCGTCTTTTTTTGAAGCCGTGCAAGCTCGCGCAGTCTTTTATCATTGATGATACCGCTTTCAATAATCTCATCTGTATATTTTTTTATCGTCGCGTTTACTTGGGCCGCAGCATCATCAATCTCAGGGATACCGCTTTTTTGCTTGCTACGCTGTACTTGAGAAATACGCTGTCTAAATTCCAAAATTGTAGGTATTTTGTTTTGACTTAATCCCAATACACCGCCTGCTCTCCGCAACGGATTTACATTCATGCGCTTGAGCATATTGTTGTAGCCATTGTAAATACCTCTGTGCAACTCCCCAATATCCGCACGGTATCTTGTTTTAATGGTTGTCTCCAATGCCTGCTCTGTTGGCTGAAACCCAAATTGCGCTGTATTTTTCCGCAGTTTTGGAACCACCTCAAACACACTTAACAAAAGTGATTTGGCATCCGAGTCTATGCCAGTAAGTATGCGAGATATTGGCGACACCATATCCCCTAAAGCCCATGTTTTCTCTACACTGTTCTGTATTAACTCTTCAGCAATGCTCTCAGGCTTTGGTGGACTTGCTTCATTCGCCATTGAGCCAACCGATGCTTTTCCCTTTGGCCCTGCTTCAGACGCCTTTCCTTCTTTAATTATCTTTTCGGACATAAGGTGTTGCCCGGCAGCGTCTTCAGCGGTTACTTCCTCTCCATTGCGTTTTTTAATTTTGTGAAATTTACTGAAAATACCGCTTAAAACATACTGCGTACCAGCAATAGCAAGTGTTTCGCCTATTGCTCCGCTTACATCTCCTGTTTCATCTACTTGACCAAAAGTGCGTGTTCCTGCTAAACCGCCAGCTTTGACCGCACTGACGCCAGCTTTTGTACCCAAAGCAACCCACGCCTCCGGCACTGCTGCGTAACCAATAATTTGACCAGCTAACGATGCTTCCGGCGCTCTTGCCA